CTCATTTGGATTGTGGCGGACACCTACGAGTTGGCGCGGAACGAGTGGCGCTACTGCTACGAGGCCCTGATGAAAACAGGGGCGGTGGATCTGTCTCGCGTGTCTATGCCGGCCGTGGGCGCGTGGACGATGTACACCCGCGTGGGAACCGAGATCAGCACGCGGTCCGCCCATGATGCGCTGACTCTTGCGGGGCGCGCGCCAGATGGGATTGTGATTGTTGAGGCCGCCCAGTGTAGCAGGGAGGTTTTCCTTCGCTGCCGTGGCCGTGTGGCCCAACAGCGTGGCCCGTTGTGGCTCTCCGGTACGTTCGAGCGCGCCTATCTGACTGGCGAGTGGTATATGGAGCTCTATCAAAAGTGGATCACGGACAACGAGGACGACGCCCGCGCATGGTCTATGCCCACCTGGGACAACGCCTATCTGTATCCTGGGGGGCGAGACGATCCTGAGATCAGGGCGCTTGAGGCCCTCTATCCGCCTGACCTATTTCAAGAGCGCTTTGGCGCCCTGCCCTGTCCGCCTTCCAATCGCGTTTTCAGACTCTTCGACCCGACCAAACTCGTCAGCCTGGATGCTGAGTTTGATCCGTCGCGGCCCGTCCAGGTCTGGATCGACCCGGGATGGGCGTTCGCCTACGCCGTGCTGGCAATCCAGCGCGCCCCAGGCACCGATGGCGACAACGTCAACGTGATTGACGAGGTATACCTGGCCGGCCACACCGCGCAGCAGGTGATCGAGATCGCCAAGGCGCGCGATTGGTGGCCCAAGGTGAACGCGGCGATCATGGACGTGGCCGGTAAGCAGCATCAGGGCGCCGAGTCTCAAGAGGAAATCTGGCGTGCGGCGACCGGGCTGCCCATCGTGATGAATCAGGTCAGTATACCGGATGGCATTGTCAGGCATCAGTCGTATCTGATGGACGACGCCAACCTGGGGCGGCCCAAGCTACTTCATCATCCTCGGTGCGAGAACGCGATTCGCGAGTACTGGCGCTACCGCTACGCGGAAGACAGCGCCAATCGTGTGGCCACGGAGGTTCCTATAGATCGCGACAATCATGCCCTCAAGGCCATCGCCTACGGGCTGGTCGCCAATTTCGGGCATGTGACGCAACGGGCGAACAGGCGGCGGGATCAGCCGTCTGTGAGAGTCATTTTCAAAAGGAATTAGGCTATGGCAGCAAAGCAGAAAGTATTGGTGATTCAGCCGCTTGAGGCTGAGGACGAGAAATCGCTTGTCGAGTACATGCTTGGGCGCCCGCCTTATCAGCGATGGAGCCCCGGAACGGACTCGTTGCGCTGGCCCCTGCGGTGGCTGATGGAGACGGGCGGCAGCGTAGAGCGTAGAGATCGCCTGTTGGCGACGTTGATCGGCTGGCTGCGCGAGGGCTGGTATCAGCAAGAGGAGCGCGAGGACCCGGGGCAAGGCTTTCTCACCGACAAGGGCAAGCAAGCCCTGGCCGAGAGGCACGGCCTGGAAGTGCCGTTCTTTCCCAAACCCTGGCTGATCATCGACACCGACTAACCTGACGATATTCCCCCCCATTGTGTTGAGGCCCGCCGGCCCCCTCCTGCCGGTGGGCCTCTCCTTATGTACTCAACCAGGAATACGGGTATGGCATTCATAGAAACCAAGGACGAGCTGTCCGCTCTCAAAGGACGCCTACAGACCAAATGGGCTTCGAGAGATGAGCTAATTCGAGAGATGCGCGAGTTGCGCTATCAGGAGCGCGAGCCGGACGTGCCGGTCGCCTACGAGGCCGAGCGAGTCAAGACGCCCATTGCCTATCAGATGGTGGAGCGCATCGTGGGCACCCTGACAGCGGATCGCCCGCAGATCATTGTCCCTCCTGCGTCGCAGACGGAGCGCGCTGCAGAGCAGGCCAGCGAATTGGAGAAGGGCACCCTCGCCATTCTGGACGAGATCGCCCGCCAGCAGGGGGAGGACCCGTTGGAGCGATTCATCGAGTGCCTCATCGCGGACGGCCACGGCTGCATGAGGATGCTCTACGCCCCGCAGATATGGAAGGGGATGCCTCGGAAGAAGAAGAGCGAGTCGGATCGCGACTACGTGAAAGGCATCGAGGAATGGAAGCGCGGGCGGAAGATCCCGGTCAACTGGCAGTGGGTGGACCCGCTCAACGTCTACCCGGTCTTTTCGGAGATGGGCCTGGCCTATGTGCTGGAGATAGACCGGCGCGACATCGCCACGATCAACCCGGCCAAGTGGAGCGTGGTCAAGGACGCGCCTGAGCTGAACGAGTTGGTGCGCAATAGTGACTCGGGCGAGGATGACGGTCTGGTCGAGTTCATGCAGCTATGGACGGAAGACGAATTGATCTACGCCGTCAATGGCGAGATCGTTCATCAGACCAAGCATCGCTATGGGCGCGCGCCCTACGTCTACGCCTACGGGATTTCCCCCTCGACGACCGATCGCAAGTATCGCGGCCTGTCAGTGCTCTTTCCGCTGCGAAACATTCTGCCCTACCTGGACAGACTGATGAGCCAGAAGGCGACGGCCATTCGCATTTGGGCCTGGCCGACGCCGGTGGTGCGTTTGCGCAGTAATCAGGCGCTTCTCGGCCAGCTATCGAATGGGCAGGTCGAGGTCGAGACGGGCGTCCCTCGCACGATTGAGATCAGGCCGGGCCAGCTTATCGAGCTTTTCGAGGACGAGGAGCTTACGTTTCTGACCTGGACGGGCAACGGCCCCGACGCTGACGAGATGATCGCCATCATCCAGGGCATGATCCAGAAGGCGGGTCTGTCAGACGTGATGTACGGCCAGGCCAGCAGCGGTGACTCGGGCTATCTGGTCAATCAGTTGATCGCGGCGGCCCGCATGAAGCTCAAGCCCATTATCACACATGCCGAGTTCGCCGCCGAGCACATAGTGCAGGTGTTATGGGACATCGTCGAGAATCAGATTAAGCAGCCGCTCTATGCCTTCCAGCAAGAGGGCAAGGTGACCGGCTGGATACCCCTCGACCCGGACGACATGAACGGCTATCGCCAGGTGCGCGTCAAGGTCAATCCGCTTCTGCCCACCGACAAGTACGCTCAGAGCAGCAGGGCCATCAACGAGTACAAGGCTGGGCTCCGAGATCAGCGGTCGGCAATGGAGGAGATCGGGATCGACCAACCGGACGAGATGCAGGTGCGCATCTTGGTAGACGAGTTCAAGCGCGAGCCAGCTATCCGCCAGATTCTGGTGGGTGAGGCGGCCAAGCGCCTCGGCGTGAGGTTGCAGGAGCAGCAGGCGCCCGACATGCAGATGTCGCCCGACGCGCTCATGCAGGCCATGCCCGGTCTGCCTCCCGGTCTACAGCAGGCCATCATGGCCGGCATGATGGGCCAGCAGGGACAGGGCGGCGCGCAGGTTATGGCGGCGCCGGGAGTACAAGCCAACCCCGGGGCTCCTCAGCCACCGGCAGGAGCCCTCATTGGACATCAAGGGCCCGTTGTGCAGCCCGCGGGCATCGCGGGCGGTATGGCGCCCGGCCCTCGGCTTATGGGGCCAGGGAGGTAACCATGCCCATCGGGAAATGACCGAACGGCAAGTATAGGATCGGGTCCGGTCCTTGTATGTATACGAGTCTGGTGGCAGTCAAACGAGCCTACGCGGCCTATCGCGCCAAGAAGCACACGGCGCCTCGGGCGAGCAGGCCCAAGCGCAAGCAAAAGAGGTAGCGTATGGCGAACGATCGCAACCCATGGGATGACGAGATCGACCAAGCGGTGGATCAGATGTTGCGCACTCTGGACGAGTTGCCAGCGGATACGCCGCCCCTCGGCTCGCGGAAGCTGACGGTGGCGGAACAGATCGAACGCTATGAGGAGATCAGAGAAGATCCGCAAGCGTGGATGAAGCTGCTTGAGGGCCAGGGTCTCAAGGAAGTCGTGGAGTATGCGCTCAAGCTGGAGGGGCTCTATCGAGAGCGAGCCTTGCGAGAGCAACAGGAGGCAGAGCATGGAAGGCCCGCTAGTCCGACAAGCGAGGAGGATACTGCTGACGCGATGTGACCGCTGTCACCATGCCTTTAACGAGTGCGACCTGGAGTGCAACGACGAGGGCGACTTGCTATGTCCCGACTGCTACGAGGAGTGGGAAGACGAGGCTTGGTGCGAGGACTGCGACCGGCCGCTCGCTGAGTGCGAGTGTGACTCATACGACATGGCATTCGACGACGAAAGCGACGGCATTTGGGACTGAGGCGGCCAAGGCCGCCTTTGGTTCGGTTCGTGTCTGCCGGGCCTGGTGACCCGTGGTCCGCCCCCGGTATCCATTCCGGGAAGTCGGGCGGGTTGTGCGGCGAAAGCCCCCCCAGGCCGCTGTTGAGTTGTTCGATCTATCTA